TGCTTCTTCTAATGCAACCAACATTACACTACATTACGATGCACAGTTCACTGAGATCGGAGAAGAAGGTAAGCCAGAGTTTAGCTTCACTCTCAGTATGTCATCTGTTGGAGGTAAGGAGTACTTTCGAACTGTAGCTAGTAAGGAGGAAGAATCAAAGTTAGCAGAAGCAGTGCGCTTAGAATTACGTAGAGCTTTACGTAAATTTGACGCTAACGTCACATCAGTTTTAGAAAAATATAATGTACAGTCACGATGAAAAAATTTGAAGTTACGAGAAATAAGTTTGTAGAGCGTAAAGAGGGTGATGTTTGGGAAGAGGGAGGAAAAACCTGGACCATTAAAAACGGAATCAAACGCACAGCTACTAAGATGGACGATGCAAGAAAAAAGGTGCTAATGCCTTTAGCATGCCCAGATTGTGGAAAAGCTATGAAGTCTCATTGGGATAAGAAGTTTTGGGTGATAAACCAAACGTGTTTTGATTGCCTAGTATGGCACGAACACGAGATTAGAACAATGGGTAAGTGGGAAGAGTATGAGCGAGCAAAAGTTAGCGCAAATGCAAAAGCATTTTTAAAAGACGTTAAAGAAGGTTTGCAAGCTTACTCCGAACAATCAATAGAAAGCAAACACGTTTCAGAAAAGGGCGTCATTGAAAAGTGGCAGGGTCCTGATAAAAAAGTTATTGAAGAGTACATTGATAAAGAGATTAATCATCTAGAGACAATAGTCAATAACTATATAAACAATGAACCCAAAAAAGATTAACGAAGAGTCACCAGGTTTGTGGGCAAACATTCGTGCAAAGCGAGCACGAGGAGAAGCACCAGCACGTAAAGGATCTGAAGCGTATAACAAAGCGGTAGCAGCTGCTAAAAAGATTAACGCAGAAGAGGGTGTATATGAGGTGACAATCTGTGATGGATGTGCATTAGCTTTAATGGAAGACATTAAGGCTGGGAAGATACAGCTTGCTGAAGCTGAATACCAAGGGCGAAGTGTTAAGCTAGGCAAACCAATGCAAGGAGATGTCAAGAAGTTTAAAGTGTACGTTAAGAACGAAAAAGGAAACGTTGTTAAAGTAAACTTTGGACAAAAAGGGATGAGTATTAAAAAGAATGATCCAGAACGTCGTAGATCATTCAGAGCACGCCACAATTGTGATAATCCTGGTCCAAGAGACAAGGCAAGATACTGGTCTTGCCGAAAGTGGTGATATTTATAACAAACCTATTAAATGCCGTATTCGTATAAAAAAGTCGAAGATCAATACTGTGTCTATAAAAAAGATGGAGGGGAGAAGGTAGGCTGTACGGATGGCAACAAAGAGGCTCTCAAAAAATACCTAGCAGCATTACACATTAACGCAAACGAACAAAAAGAAGCGAGCATCTTTAATCTTATTCGAGAGCACCTACTTCAGGAATTTGATGCTGTTTACACAACAAAAGAACCAATACCACTTAGTCAGATAGCAGCCAAAAGAGATGGAGCTAACGCAGCAATTGGAGGAGGTGCTGAGGACGGTGATGCATCGGATGACAAGATCGAAGGCAAAAAAGCTTTTCTCACAGTTTCTGAACTTAAACCAGCTCAGACAGAGATTATAAAAGAAAAGGCCTTTGCAATGGCAATTCAAGCATTGCTTAAGGGTAAGTGGGATGGAATTGATCTTGGAGCTATTATATCCAACGACAATTACATCATGGATGGTCATCACAGATGGGCCGCAACTTCTCTAATAGACCCAAATGCAAAAGTGCAGGGTACAGTAATCGATCTACCGGGAGGACCGCTTGTTACTGCCTTAAACGTGATCACAGTGGGTAAGCTGGGAATTACTAGAGGAAACAAAGGGCGAGGAAGTGTTGCGCAGTTTACTGGAGATAATATGTCTAATGTGATTGATGACGCCTTAGCAAACGGTATTCGAGGCGAACACCCAGTCAAAGCTGAGGATGTAAAATTAGCATTAGGGAAGATGCCAAATGCAAATGGCAATCCTCAAGTCGGTAAGGAGCTGATCATGAAGAATGCTGATGCTCTTCCAAAGCAAATCATGCCAGGAGCGCCTGATCGTATTGATATGCCCGTAATTAACGGAGACAAAGTTGCAATGGTACAAAAAATGTTAGAAAAGGGACTAATTGACCTTGAAGCACCGTACCTTCCGAAAGTAAAAACAGCTTTTAATATAAAAGAACATAAAATGACAAAGAAAGATTTAAAACAACTACAAGAGTTGACATTTACATCAGCAGGAATCCCAGAGCTTATTCAGTTGGTATATGATAAGAAGGACTTGTTACCAAAACTAGGATACAAGGATATGAAACATTTTTTAGATTGGATCAAAAGTTGGGATCAAGAGGAGCATAAAGTCGTAGTAGATAAACTAAAGACTATGAGTATTCCAGGAGCTGATAAGTTAATCCACGAAATCGTAAACGATCTTCAATCAAAACATAGACAAAAACTCGAAGAGGAGTTAGTACGTCGTTTAGTAAGAAAACACTTACGTGAAGCTGAGGGTGAAGAGGGAGCTCCAACAGCAGATCCAAAGGAGAAAAAACCAGAACCAGAGAAGGTGCAAGATGAACCAGGACTAGATCCTGAGTTGGCTGAGATTACCGATCTTTACATTAAAAAATTAAAGAACGCACAGTCTGCAGTTGATCAGAGTGATGTGGTTGAGATTATTGGCCAACTACTTGACAGCTTTGGTTACGGAAACCAAGATAAATTAACAGTACTTCAGGGTGCAAAAGAATTATCAGTACGATGAGCAAGTTAGATATTTTAATCGAGAATGCAATCAAAGCCGTTGCAACAAACAAAAAATTCTTAAAAGAGGGTAAAGGTCAAGATGCAGCAACAGATTTGATTCTCAAATTACGCAGAACTCTGTACCCTAAGTTGAGTGATATGGAGTTGGATGAGTTTAAAAAAGAGATGGTTCAACACTTCGATGCAGAGCTAAAAGAAGCTAAGCAGGGGTCTTCTATCGCAAAACGCTTGAGAGAAGACACTGAATATCAAAAGTTCTTCAAGCAAGCAATGGAGAAGTTCGACATCAACTCTCCAGCCGACCTTAAAGATCCAGAAAGAAAGAAATCGTTTTTTGACTATATTGACAAAAACTACTCTGCTAAAAACGAAGCAGCAATGGCGTTTCAAACAATGCCAGGATTCGAACCAGCAGTTAACAAGATTAAGTCAGTAATGCAGACGTTCTTTCAAAAACTAGAAAGAGCTCCTCGCGATGTGCAAAGAGATTTTGCTCAAATGTACAATTCAATTATTGGTAATGGTAGACGCCTTACAAAACTCGAGCTTGAAAAAATTGTTGATGTATTAGAGCCGGTATTAACATCTGCTGGGTTTAACCTTAAATTAAAGAACCAAGAGCTCACTGTCGCACTTACACAAGCACTAAAACAAACTAAAAACCTTCAAAGCAAAGTACCGGCAACTGTATTGAAAGAGGATTACTTTCCAACTACTGGAAGTGATGAACCAAATCTGAGAGATGCAAAAAAAGCATTAGCAAAGTGGTTTATGAATACAAAGCGCAATCCAAACACTCCTAGTGGACAGGCTTCGGCAGGAACTTTGAGTAAACAACAATTAGACATCTTACATGATCTTATTGATGACTATGCACTAGCGTATGCTCAAGACTATATGGACAACATCGACATGGAGCGAAACACATTCTAAGATGAAATTAGAAGTCACAAAGACAAACCAAATACTAGCTGCAGTAATCTTGTTACTGCTTGGTTACATTATCGTTACAAGTACTACGTCAAACGTAAGTGTAAAAGATCCTGTTTATGAAAACAAGATTGATAGTCTAAACCGAGCAATCGCAGATTACCAAAAACAGCAGCTTGTGTTGGATGGAAAGATTTCAAAATACGAACTAGATATTAAAAAGCTCGATAACGAAATCGATTCAACAAAACAAGTAATAATTGACCAAAGAAAATACTATGGCAACAAGATTAAAAATGCTGGTAAGTACACTGCTACTGAGCTTGACACTTTTTTCACAAACCGGTACAAATAACAAACAACAACCTACTGTTTGTATTCCTGAGAGCATAGCACAAAAGATTGCAGTAGATTTGCTGCGTCTTGATTCTGTGTCTGTTGAATTAACAACAACTCAACAAGTATTACGTAAGACTGAAACAAAGGTAGCTAAGCAGGATAGTGTAATTCAAACCTATCTAGAGAAAATCCAAACCTATCAAAAAGAGAGTGCAGCTCAAACAGAGCGATACGAAACTTGTGCTGGTAGAGTTACAAAGCTAGAAAAAGACGTTACAACTCTTACCGAGAAAAACAGAAAACTTAAAAATCTAGCAAAAGGTCTAGGTGGAGGACTTGTGGCATCTCTCGGAACTCTTGTACTACTAATAGCATTAAAGTAGTATGAGTGAGCAGCCTACATTAAAGGCTTTAATCAAAGCCGAGTACGTTAAGTGTGCAAAGGATCCCGTATACTTCATGAAGAAGTATTGCTTAATCCAGCACCCAACTAAAGGCAAGATACCTTTCAAGCTGTTTCCATATCAGGAAGAACTTACAAACGATATTCAAGAAAACGACAGGGTTGTAATTCTCAAATCTCGGCAGTTAGGTATATCAACTCTATCAGCAGGATACTCGTTGTGGATGATGTTATTCCACACAGACAAGAATATCCTGGTAGTAGCGATTGACCAAAACACATCAAAGAACCTTGTAACTAAGGTGAATGTAATGTTCGAGAATTTGCCTAGTTGGTTAAAGATGCGAACAACAGAGAAAAATAAACTCTCACTAAGACTCGCAAATGGATCGCAGATTAAAGCGGTAGCAAGCTCAGGAACATCAGGACGATCAGAAGCATTATCATTAGTAATTATCGATGAGGCCGCGTTCGTTGACAATGCTGAGGAGTTATGGGCATCACTACAACAAACACTATCAACTGGTGGTAAGGGTGTGATTCTAAGTACACCAAACGGTACTGGAAATTTCTTTCACAAGATATGGGTAGCTTCCGAGGAAGGTCGCAACCAATTCCATACCAAAAGACTTCCATGGCAAGTACACCCAGATCGTACACAAGAGTGGAGAGATAGACAGGATACGGAGTTAGGTTTACGTCTAGCTGCTCAGGAGTGTGACTGCGACTTTAGCACATCCGGTAACACTGTTGTACATCCAGAACTCTTAACATTCTATCGTGAAACCTATATGCAAGAACCTTCTGAGAAGAGAGGGTTTGATGGAAACTACTGGATATGGGAGATACCAAACTACAACAAAAACTACATTATCGTAGCCGACGTTGCTCGTGGAGATGCAACTGACTTTTCCGCTTTCCACGTTATTGATGTAGAAGAATCCACGCAGGTTGCTGAGTATAAGGGTCAGCTGAGTACACGGGAATATGGGAACATGCTAGTATCAGCTGCAACAGAATACAACGATGCTTTGCTAGTAATTGAAAACGCAAACGTAGGATGGGCAACAATTCAGCAGGTAATTGAGAGGGGCTATAAAAACCTCTACTACACACCAAAGGATATGGGACTAGATCCCGAACGATATCTTGCACGTGGTACCGACTTGCAATTACAAAGAGATCAGGTTGCTGGTTTCACTATGTCGCACAAAGTACGACCACTCTTAATTAGTAAGATGGAGTTGTATATGCGAGAAAAAAGCTGTATAATAAGAAGTAGACGACTGCTGGATGAGTTGGGAGTTTTTGTGTGGAAGAACGCAAGAGCAGAAGCTCAGACAGGCTACAATGACGATTTGGTTATGAGTTGGTGTATGGGATTGTGGGTTAGAGATACTGCGTTAAGATTAAGACAACAAGGAATCGAACTGACAAAGACTACACTAAACCATATGCGTTCAACGGGAGTATACAAGCCAAGCTATAGTAACACAGAAGCTTGGAGAATGAACGTGAATGGAGAACAAGAAGACATTTCATGGTTAATATAACCTATTTATTAAAAACGCATTTACATGGCTGAAAACCGAGATCCAAATTTATTTCAACGACTACAACGATTATTTAGTACGGATGTAATCATTCGTAACGTAGGAGGTAATCAACTAAAAGTAGTTGATACAGATCACCTACAGTCCAGTGGAAACCTACAAAACAACAGCCGCATTGATAGGTTCAATCGACTATATGGTACTGGACCGACTACTGCTTACAACAATGGTCAATTACTCCAAGCAACTCGACTAGAAGTTTTCCGCGATTACGAAGCAATGGACTCCGATAGTATCATTTCGTCTGCATTAGACGTTTATGCAGATGAGTGTACAGCTAAAGATGAGTTTGATGATACACTCACAATTGTGACATC